TTGGGACATCCTGATACACCATCTATCAATCTTGAAAGAGTGTGTATCAAAATTATGTCACTTGAAGATAATGGTGAATGTTATATTGGTAAAGCTTTGATTCTTGAAACTCCTTATGGAAACATAGTCAAAAGCTTTATTGATTCTGGTGTAAATGTTGGTGTATCATCAAGGGGTATGGGTTCTCTTGTGCAGACCAAAGAGGGTTATAATTTAGTTCAAGATGATTTTCGTTTAGCCACAGCAGCTGATATTGTTGCCGATCCTTCGGCACCAGGTGCTTTTGTTAATGGAATTATGGAGAATAAAGAGTGGCTTTTTGTTGAAGGTCGTTTTGTGGAAGTTGATTTTGACAATGCAAAAAAACAAATACAAAAAGCATCTCGCAAAGACATGGAACGGGTTGCATTAAACCTGTTTGAAAATTACCTACGAAAACTTTAATTTTATAAATAGAAAATCATAAGGAGATTCCTAATGGCATCAAATAAACTTTTTGAAGCAGCAGCTGAAATTCTTGCAGGAAGCAAGAGTAAAGCCGGTGCCGATCCAACACAGAAGTTAGAAGGCGAGGTTGTAGAATTGGGTGGACCAACACCTCAGAACTACAAAAGTGACGATGACTCAGCTAAACTAGCTACATCTAAATCTGCTAAAACAGCCGTGGCACCTACAACAAAACCATCTGATGCTTCCGCTAAAATGGAAGAAACAGAGTCCGAAGAAGAAGTCATTGCTGAAATGCATGGCGATGAAGCTGAAGACAAAGCAATGATGAAGAAAATGAAGATGAAAGAAAAGATGAAAGAGGACGTTGACGCTCTCTTTGCTGACGATTCTACCATCTCAGAAGAATTCAAATCTAAAGTTTCTACAATTTTTGAAGCTCGTGTCATGGACCGTGTAACACAAATTGAAGAAGAAACAGAATCACGCTATGCTGGTATGCTTGAAGAAGCTGTTGAATCAATCAAACAAGACCTAACAGAAAAAGTTGATGATTACCTATCATACATTGTTGAGCAATGGATGGAAGAAAATCAAATTGCTATTGAGTCTGGTCTCCGTTCAGAAATGACAGAAGAATTCATTGTTGGTTTACGCAATTTATTTGCCGAAAACTACATTGATGTACCAGCTGAAAAGGTTGATGTTATTGAAGAATTGGCAAGTAAAGTTGAAGAACTTGAAAGTCAACTCAATGAAGAAATTGACCGTAGTGTTCAATTAAACAAAGCTTTAGTTGAATCATACAAAACAGAATTGACCCGTGAAGTGTGTAGTGGTCTTACCGAAACTCAAGTTGAAAAAATCAAATCGCTCGCAGAGAGTGTTGAATTCTCCACAGAGGACGAATACAAAGAAAAACTTGAAACAATCCGTGAGAACTATTTTCCATCTGGCGTTAAAAAAGCCAATGTGAATCAACTTCACGAAGAAGTAACTGACGGCTCGGAAAGCAAACATGTATCTGCTGACCCATATGTAACTGCCGTAATGAATGCTATTTCTAAAACTAATAAAAACTAATAAAATTTAATTCTAAGGAGTATTAACAATGTATCTTTCAGAAGAACTACAAACAAAATGGGCTGGTGTTCTGGATCACCCAGACATGGCCAAAATTACAGACCCATATAAGCGTGCTGTGACAGCTGTTGTTCTTGAGAATCAAGCTCAAGAAATGCAAAAGTCAGGCATGATTTATGAAGCTGGTCCTCCAACCAACTTTGCTGGTACAGGCGGTTTTGGTGGCGGCGCAGCTGCTGCAGGTCCTGTTGCTGGTTTTGATCCAATCTTAATCAGTTTGGTTCGCCGTTCGTTGCCAAATCTAATCGCTTATGATATCTGCGGCGTTCAGCCAATGACAGGTCCTACAGGTTTGATTTTTGCAATGCGTACTAAGTATTCTGGCCAAGGCGGTGTAGAAGCATTCTTCAACGAAGCTAATACCGGTTTTGCTGGTGCAAACGGTGGTGGTGCTCAAGTAGCTCTTGCTGCTGGCGGTTCTTTGCCAACTGCAATGTTTACTAGTAACGCTGCTCCAATCGGTGCTATGACTACAGGTTCGGCTGAAGCTCTTGGCGACGGCGCTTCTGGTAATACATTCCAAGAAATGGCATTCTCAATTGAGAAAGTTACTGTTACTGCAAAGACTCGTGCTTTGAAGGCAGAATACTCACTTGAATTAGCTCAAGACTTGAAAGCAGTTCATGGTTTGGATGCAGAAACAGAATTGGCAAATATCTTGTCAACAGAAATTCTTGCTGAAATTAACCGTGAAGTTGTTCGCACAATTTATCAAACAGCCAAGTTAGGCGCACAAGTTGGTACTACTACTGCTGGTGCATTTGACCTTGACACCGATTCAAACGGTCGTTGGATGGTTGAGAAAATTAAAGGTTTGGCATTCCAGTTTGAACGTGAAGCTAACACTATTGCCAAGACAACTCGTCGTGGAAAAGGTAATGTCCTCATCGTATCTTCAGATGTGGCATCTGCTCTTTCAATGGCTGGCATTCTTGACTATAACTCAGCATTGCAATCACAAGTTAGCTTAACAGTTGACGATACTGGTAGCACATATGCTGGTACATTGTTTGGTCGTGTTAAGGTTTACATTGATCCATACTTTGCTACATCATCAACCGCTGAGTTTGCAGTTGTTGGTTACAAAGGTACCAATGCATATGATGCTGGTCTGTTCTATTGCCCATATGTTCCTCTCCAGATGGTTCGTGCAGTTGATACAGGTACTTTCCAACCAAAGATTGGCTTCAAGACTCGTTACGGTCTGGTTGCTAACCCATTTGCAGAAGGTACAACGCAAGGTCTTGGCGCTTTGACCGCACAGTCAAACAACTACTACCGTGCATTCCGTATCAACAACTTGATGTAAGTTGTTTAGTCCTATAATAATTATTAAAAGGGACTAGTTTAAAAGAGGGACAGGAATGTCCCTCTTTTTTTTCTTATAAATATATACATGACAACAGTATACTCAAATCCAACTAATCCAAATTTTCTTCATCCAAATAAGTTTCAATTAAATTTTGGAAGAACACCAAATGTCCAATATTTTGTCCAATCGGTTAGTGTTCCAGGCATTTCTTTATCCGAAATTCAACGCTCTACACCATTCGTTGATTTGTATTCTCCAGGTGAGAAAGCAATTTATGATGTATTGAATGTTACCTTTCTTGTTGATGAAGAATTAAAAGCTTGGTTAGAAATACACGATTGGATTCGTGCAATGACTTTTCCTGAAAGCTTTGAAGAATATAAAAGATTGCCTCAATTAAACAATGTAGCTAACTCTCGTAGAGATTTATCTCCACAATTTTCAGATGCGTCATTGTCCATACTATCTTCATCTAATAACCCGATATACAAATTTAAATTTTATGATGTTTTTCCTACATCACTTTCCACATTTATAGTATCAACAGCTGATGGACCGGACAGTATCATTACTGCCGATGCTACATTCAGATATGCCTATTTTGATGTTGACAAACTGTTTTAACTAGTGTATCCTCCTAATAGGAGGCTTTATAATGAATAAAACTGATGAATTATTAAATATGTGGGCTAAAGATTCTGTTATTGACAGAACAGAGCCAGGCAAAGAACTAATAAACATACCTCAATTACATAGTAAGTATTTAACTATACTTTCTAACAATCGCCTATTGGCAAAAGAAGCTGATTTCAAATACAATAAAATCAAAAAAATTAAATGGGAATATTATACTGGTAAACTTGATAGTGGCCAGCTGAAACATTATGGATGGGAACCATTTCCATTTGTATTGAAATCGGAGATTAATACATACTTTGATAGTGATGAGGACTTAAATAAAGCCTTGGCTAATAAAATTATACACGAAGAAGTCGTTGAAATATGTCAAAGTATTCTTAAAGAATTAAATAGTAGGACTTTCCAGTTGAGAGATTTTATCCAATGGGAAAGGTTTATTCAAGGCGTTTGATGATTGATTTGAGATTAGAGAAGGTTAACGAAGCATTTATCAAAGTAATATCAGAAAGAAATGTAGCACAAGAACTTTCTGATTACTTTTGTTTTTATGTTCCAGGTTACCAATACACTCCTGCATTTAAGGCAAGATATTGGGATGGAAAAATAAGATTACTTGATTTGAGAACCATGGAAATTTACCATGGCTTGGTTCCTTATATTGAAAAGTTTTGTAAAGAAAGAGATTACAAAATTGAGATTGACTCTGAGATAACAGTCACAGACAATTACTCTTTAAAGGAAGCCAATGACTTTATACAGACACTTGGTTTACCTTTTGAACCTCGTGATTACCAAGTTAACTCATTTGTTCATGCGATTCGTAACAAAAGAATCCTACTTCTTTCACCTACTGCATCAGGTAAATCTTTAATCATATATTTGATATTAAGGTATATCCAACAAACACAAAGAAAAGGTTTATTGGTTGTACCAACAACTTCACTTGTTGAACAGATGTATACAGACTTTCAATCTTATGGATATAACTCAGA